GTAAATTGTGCCAATTTCCATCTAATAGAGAAGCTGCTGGATAATTAACCCAAGCATCTGCATCATTTTCAAAACCATCTAAGGAAAGTAAAAGAGAAGTAGCCTGGCTTGCAGAAACATCAAATGTATTATTGGATGTATTTACCTTTTTAGTAAATGAAGCAGTCAACCCATTTCCAAACTTTTCTGTAGTTGAAGGCGCTATATAAATACTTTCACTGGTTCCTAAATCTTTTACTTCTAAATCTCCAGCATTATCTGTCGTTGCAGTTGTTACGTAATTAGATGCGTCGGAAGCCGTGCTTGAATTAGTAATTGTCATTCCATTAGTAATATTATCGGTATCCATATTATCAGCACGTAAATAAACTTTACATGAAGAGTCTGAAGATAAATCAGTAGGTACTCCATCTTTATATATAGTATCACTTACATCAGAATCACTTTTGCAAGTATCAAAAATAGCAATTTCGTCATAATCACCTTGAATCGACTCAGCCCAAGTTCCTCGTGAAAAAAATCTAAAATCAGTACTTGAAAATGGTTCTACAGAAGTAGAAGCGTTTCCTGAAGATTGAGTAGCAGCAGTTGCTCGTGTGCCATCTACATAAACTGCAATTCCTGATTGACCAGCACTATCATCTCGTAGCCAATACCAGTCTGTACCGCTAGGGGCTGCCTTAAAACTCACTACTACGTTATGCCAAGCATCGTCATGTATATCTGTCCCTGTATAGGAAACACTACCTTGATTAAACTGCAAAATAATATTATTATGTCCGGCTAACGAATAAAGTAAACAATGAAGGCTTGAATGATCGTTTGAGCCTCCAAAAATAGCACCGTTACTATCAGTTCCTTTAAACCAAAAAGAAATTGTCCAGTCATGCTCTTTACCTAAAACTTGATTACTTCCTGAAAGTAAGTTGGAAATAGTAAAGTAATCAGCGTTTCCAGCTCCAGCATTATTAAAACATTTTATATTTTTAAAATTTGTTACAGTCTTTTTTGCGCCATTGTTAAAAAGCACAGGTAGATAATCATCTTGGTAAGATTGAACTTTCATAGTAGTGTCTGAAAGTGTAGCAATTGAAAAAATGCTTCCGTGTACTACTGAAGGATAATCACTATCAGGAGTTCCTGAACTACTGTGTCCAGTTCCTTGTTCATCTAAATTAGTTGATGAAGAAATAGACCCAATAGAATCATTTTCAAAATTTAAATAAATAGGTACAGTAGAGCTTAAATCTGTAGGTACTCCACTGTTATATCTAGCTGAGGCATCTGCTGCAACCTGTGCCCCTGTCTCTATTGCAAGGTGAGCATATCTTCCTGGAACTGATTCTATTGCAGAACTAACACCAGGGTTGTATCCAGCAATTCCCATGTCACTAGCAATAAAAGGAGGTAGTGTATGGTAAGCTGTCCATCCTGTTGTTGTGCAAGGTTGTCCATCAATAAACAATGAAGACCCTGGATCTGTTGCATTGTTTGCTGCAGTCTTGTAATTACTTGCAGTGGTTGAGCCACCTGAGTCATGTCTCCATGTAAAAGTAACATGATGCCAGTTTCCATCAAAAAGATTTATACCTGTAGGCATAACTATTTCAGGGCTAATATAAAGATTGTCTAAATAAAATTTACCATCAGTGCCTAAGTAAAGCCCCCAAGACCGTCCAAAGTATGCCATATATCTACTTACTGATGTTGAGTTAGGTACAGAATTACTAGGGCTTTTGTACCAAAAACTCATTGTCCAAGATTTAGTGGATGCAGTAGATATATTTCCATCATAAAAATCAGAAGAACCTGATCCACAAGTATTTTCAATTTCTAAAAAAGCTCCTGTGTCAGTTGAGTCTGATACCTCTAGGCATTTTGTAAATTGAGTTGATGCAAGAGTGCTGGGTGGATTACTACTATTAAACCACGTATTTATTGTGAAGGATTTGTCCACGCCCATTTTAGAGTAAAAAATATCCGTGCTGGGTAGAGCTGCTTTGTAAATACTTTCTGAAGTTGCTAGGGTGTGAATTGCTCCTGAATCTCCTAATGTGCCACTATAAGTTTCAGGGTAAGGTATTAATCCTGTAGAATTTCCTGTTGCATCTTGAATCCATGGTGAAGCTGTACCTGAATCTCCAGATGTTGCCCCCATGCGGTACCAAGCATAAAGTCCAGTTTCCCCAGTTAAAGTTGTGGGTACGCCTGAGTTATATAAAGATTGAATTTTTGAAGATGCTCCTGTTGAAGAGTCTGCATCACTAGATAAATCAGATGTCCAAAAAGATACTTCTGCATAATATCCTTCAAACTTATTAACACTCCCCACTGATCTTGTAACTGCTATTCCATCTATAACAGATCCATAATCTGTGGTTCCTGTTGTTTCAGAAGAAGCTTCTTGAAAAACTCCATCAATATATAATTTATGATTACTTCCAACAGCTCCTGTTGTATGAGAAGTAGTAGATCCAGTTCCATCACAAGTCAAAACTACATGATGCCAATTATCATCAAAAATATTTACATGTTCTGTTCTTGTAGCTGGGTATACAGTGTTAGTTGAATTACCTACCCTTAAATGAAGTTTTGTATCTGTGCCTTGTCTATATAAAACCATGTAATTAGTTTGACCTGCACCACTAGAATCTAGTGCATTAAAAACAATTGCGTAAGCCCCAGTACCAGACCCATTGGTTCTTAACCAAAAAGAATAAGACCAAGTTTGATCTGCCCCGAAATTACCTGATCCCCAAGGATTTGAAGGAGACCGTAGTTCATGTTGCTGATCATCTTTATTGTAAGCATGGGTTATGCCTGAGTTTGGATGGGAAATATTAGCAGGTGCTGAAAGGTATTTGTTTTTATCTTCCCCAGTACCTTTTGATAAATTTAAATATTTTTCATTTGAAAACGGATCTTTATTTCCTTGCCTAAAAATTATTGGGTTATAATTATTTTCTGTAACTGCTGCTGCCCCTGCTGAATAAAAAGAATCTCCTGAAGACAAGTTACCAAAAGTTACACTTGATCCTACAGTACCTGTATGCTTTCCTGCAGAATCAGTACCATCTGAGTTTTCAAATCTATAATATCTTTTAAGATCAGAACTTTCTATAGTAGATAAATCTTTAAAATTTCCTGAATTATATAAATCATCTTGAATTTGAGTTGCAGTAAGTACTTTTTTCCAAATGGCAATCTCATCATATTTTCCAACCTGACCTTGATGAAATCCATTTGCCGGATACCCCAATCTAAATTCTCCAGTTGAGGAAGTGTCTGTTGTGGTGTCACTTAGCCATGATGAAGCTACTCCTGCAGTACCCGTCTTTAGAGATCCATCAACATATAATTTAAGATTAGATGCAAGATTAGATGCACTAGATCCGGCAGCGGACATTGCTACTCCATCATAGGTAATAGTGTAATGATGCCAACTATCTGTACTAATTCCTAGCTGAGTTGTAGTGTAATCTATGTACCCATAAGATGAGCCACTACTTAACCACCAAAGCCAAAATTTACTTTGTCTAAATGATGCTTGGAATCCTTTGAATGCTCCTACGCCAGGAGCTGTATCATAAGCATGTCCGGGGCTAAAAACAACATCATGAATAGTCCCTGTGGTTATAGATGGCACATTCATCCACCAGCTAATTGTAAAGTTTTTTGTTCTATCAAACCAAAAATTATCACCACTATCATTAAAATCTGACTGATCACCCATTTCAATTTTATAATTTGCAGTAGTTCCAGTTAATTCTGTGTATTTTGTGTTTGATGAAACTGCAGGAGTTATTACATTTATATTAGGTACTGTCTCCGATTTATGCCACCAATTAATATTAAATGGCTTATCTTTTTGCATAAAATCATATAATACGTCTCTAGCTGAACCTCCAGGATTACCTGAAATATCATAAGTTTTTTTACCTTGGCAATATTTATTTTTTTTAACACCTGTGCCAGGAACTGTATCTAAATATCTTGAGTTTCCCCAGCCTGTAATAGATGTACCAGCAGCATACTCTTCAGTCACTGCCGGACACCAATTTTCTTTATCATAAGACATTTCTAATTTAGCATCAACAACTCCACTTAAAGAACTATCACATACGCTTGTAAATATAACATCTGTTGCGTCTGGAGGTAAAGTTACTACATCTCCTGTAATATCAACTCCACCGCCCTTGCCTTTACCTGTAGCTGCCCATGTACCTCCATTATTTTCACAATCAGTTTGATTATCATACTGAGATAAAGAGCATGAGAATACTGCGCCATCATTCGCTTTAGTTGTTAAATCTCTTTTATCATTAGACGACATGCCTTATTCCTTCTTAATATTTTTCTGTAATATCTGAGCCAACAATTATAAGGCTAGTTTTTTCTGAGGCAGAAGAATATGCTATTTGTATTCTGTCTGCTGAAGCTCCGCCTTTTCTACCATCACCTTTTGTATGATCTATATTAGTTCCTACTATAACAGGTTCTGCAGCAAAAGGTTGCTTTAATTCAATTACAAATACTCCAGTAGCATTATCTCTTTTACAAGATTTTACTTGGTTTGAAGCAGGTCCGCCTAAACCTGAAGTACCTACAAGCTCTGTATCATCTGCAGCATTTTCAGCAATAATTAATTCTAATTGCCTTATTTTTCTTTGTGTTGTTTTTACGCTTCTTAACATTTTTTATTCCTTTGGTTATATACTCAAGTTATTCTCCCTAAAAACCCCCAGATTTCTCCAGGGGTGCTAGGCAGGGAGAGAAACCTAGCTTTTTAGATTAAGAACTAAGTCCTGTTAATACTCCATGAAATGCAGGATTGATATATATTTGAAAATATCCACCATATCTTGCTTCATAAGCATCTTCGTCAAGCTTTCTTAAGAAAACCGTTCCATCATCATCAAACCAACCGAAGTCAGGTCTGTGGTGAATATGGATGTGATTATCATTTAGAAAGTAAACTCTATCTTTTTCACAAAATCTTTCAGGGAAAATACCTACTGGTCCTGAAGTAGACATAAATTCTACACCAGAAAAAGAGATATCTGCACCGTTAGCTTTTTTAAGTCCAGCTCTTGTAGGAACTGTATACCTTTTTTGATCTTCAAGAAGATTTAAAATCTTTTCATATTGCTCATAAGAACACATAATAAGATTAGGTACCTTACCACATTTCTTTTCAACTTTTAACATTACTTTATTAAGTAAATCAGTTGAAATAGCAGCACCGCCAGCAGCTTCTTCTACAGAAGACCACTTTCTATCTCTTGATAAATCATAAGAAGATCCTGAAGTTGAACTTGTTACAATACCTTTTAATCCTTCTGGGTCGCTTAAGTATGAATTTTGCATACATACAAAGTCTCCAGCAGAAAGACCAGAAGCTAAACTTGCATCTCCAGCAACTGTAATTGATTTATTGTCTGGATCTACAGAAGTAATTTCTAAACCATTTTTAGCTGGCGTAGCACTTTTACCTGCAGCAGTTTGAGAAGAAGGAATTAGATCAACTAAATCCATTTCTTCAAAATTAGCTTCTTTAAAATCAGAATCTAAAACAATAGTTACAACACCAGCGCTATGACTAGCTGATGCAATTACACCTAATTTACCTGATCCGTCATTAAAAAGAATCCTAGAAAGGTTTCTATTGTAAGATTCAACAGCTTTTTTAACAACTTCATTCATAGCTCTAACAAATGCACCTTCATCTTTAGAAGCAGCTTTAATTGTTTCTCTATCAATATCAACTCTAGCATAAACTTTTTTTGAAAGTAATTTAGCTTTACCATATTTAGCTTTGTTAGCTGTAGGTAGTGAGCCTGAACCAACACCACCACTAAAAGATTGTGGTATTGCAATTCTCATTTCTTCACCAACAAAATTGTAACTCTTTTTTACTCTACCTAACATTACGTTAGCAGAGTTATAAATATTTTGAGAAAGTTTCTCATATTTAATTTTAAAAAGAGCTTGAATGTCGGAAGTACTTAATCCGGAAAAATCCGCTTTAAATTGTCCCATTATTAACTCCTTATGTTAATAGGTTCATAATAAATCATCAAAAGAAAGATATTCTTCTCTCTTTCGTTCCTTTGGTTCTTGTTTCGCAGGAGCCTTTTCGACTTTCTTTGAAACACTTTTAGAAGCAGTTTTTAAAGTTTCCTCATAAGCTCCCTTAATGATCTCAAGATAATCCTCGTCTGCAAAATCTGGATTCTCCAATACCATTTTTTGCACGCTTTCAAGAACTTCTTCATTCTCACTAAGTTTTGGGCTAATACTGCTAAGAAGTTCATCAGACTTGGAGAAAGCACGACATTCATTTACATATTGTCCTACTAGGTCTGGTGTTAACTTATCAGCAAAATTAGGATCTTGTAAAAGTTCCTCATAAGCCGCTTTAAACTCTTCTTCTCCTATATTATGAGCTTCCCGCACGCTTGCTATCTCATTAAGGAGTTCCTTATTGGCTTGCTCCTGTTCCATTTGCTTTTGCGCGGACTCTTGTTGCTTTTGTAAATATTCATTTTCTGCTGCCAATTGCTCTGCTCTATATTGATCCTCATTCATTCCAGATAATCTTTCAATTTCTGGAGCAATTGATTGAATAAGGGCTTCTCTAAATTCATATGGCTTCATTCCTGAAAAAGAAGCAAAATACTCTAATGCTCCTAAAGAATCACCATTTTTCATCTTATCTCTAAATGTATTTATATATCCATTAATTTTTTCTACTTCAGATTTATGGTTAGATACTTCTTCTTTATATATTTTTTTATCATCAGATAATTCTTGGAATTTTTTATCCCATCCAACTTTACCACTATAATTATTAAGTAAATCTTGTAAACTTACTTCTTTTTCTTCCCCATCGACGGTATGCTTAAACAAAGTGCTTGCCGCAACCTCAACCTCTTTATCACCAAATTTTCCAAGCAACTTTTTGATTTCTTCTTTAACTTCTTCAACCTCTTTTTCGTCAACTTTTCCCTCTTCAGCTTTACTTTCTTTTTCATCAGATAATTTGTTTTCTTCTCCCTCTTCCTTGACTTCTTTTTTTGCCTCATTAATTAATTCCTTTGGACTTCTATCGTCATACAAAGAATGTAGATCATCAAAATCTAAAACATTGGCTTTTTCAGCTTCATGATTCCCTGCTGAATTTTCTGCTGTATTTTCTACAGCTACTTCTTGAATTACTTCTGATGTTACGTTCTCATCACTCATTTTTTATCTCCCTGTTCTTTATATGGTTCACCTGATTCATCTATTTCTTCACCTGGAACAATATCTGAAATTTGTTCCCCTCTATTTGATTGTCCTTGTACAACCATTGTCATATGTTCTTTTGAGCGGGGTACGAATCCATTAGGAAAAATAGGAAATAGAGGTAATTGTGCTAATTTGGCTTCAAAAGCAGGATTTTGTTTAGCTTTTTCAACCATAGCATATTCATGTACAGCAATATGCTCTAACATTATTTCTCTTATTACTGGAGGACACTCTTCTTTAAAAGCTCTATTTTGAATAGCTTTAACATGAGTTCTCCAATGAATAAAATGATCTTCAAAATCTTGTGGATCAGATACAGGCTTTCCAGACATTATATCTTCATTTTCAGACTCTGCAGATTTTACAGCAGCAGTAATTAATGTAACCATTTTATCTGTATTTCCAAATTCTAATAGGTCTACCCATCTTTCATTTGATAATAGATCTGGTTTCATTTGCATTATTTCTACAATACGTTGTATTTTACCTGCCTTACTTTCAGGAAGCGCTGATCCAACTTGGATTCTAATATCATAATCTTTATTTAAATTAGCTGAATCAAAATGTCTTATAGAATATTTATTATCTTTACCAACTATGCGTAACATTCGTCCGTCATCTGGTTGGTAGTAGTCACCTGCGACAGCAATCGTTTGTCTAGCAAGCGCTTGTACTAAATTATTGTGTTTAGCTACATCACTAGTAGATCTTTCTTGTTCTTGTTCATTTAAAAATTGTAAAGCTACCCCAGCAGTAATTCCTGGAGGAGGTGAACTTCTTGAAACGCCGTGTACACCATACACTTGTCCCATTTCATCTTGTAATTTATCTCTAAATGCATATGCTTCTGG